GATGAAGATAAATCATACCATACTTTTCAGGGAATGCAAAAACTTAATAATTTCTGGGCTGGCCGTGTTAAGGATGCTCAATTGAATAATGATTTAGTGAAAATTTTAGAAAACCTTAAAACTTCTAAAATGGCTATTAAAAAAATCAATATGGAAAATTTAGAGTCGTACATCCAGCATCAAACTATTGTGAAGTTGGAAATAGAAAATGAAATAATGAAACGTATTATGAACTCCAATGGTTTTTATCAGCTTTATTTAGAAGTTTTGGAAAGAATCAATGTGCCTAAAATAGCTTTTCATTTTTGTGAGGATCTTTCCCGTCATGCAATTGGAAGATGTTATTACCCCAGTTTTGAAGATTTTGAAAAAACATTTCTTTCAAAAATAAATGTAACTACTTCTCAAAGTAGAAAGGCTTTTTTAGCGCAAAGAAACTTTCTTCTAATTCACTTCAAAGAAAAAGGATTCGGTACATGGGAATCTTTCTCGCCACTTGTGCTGCACTACTACCCTATTGTGGGAATTACTCGACTTAAGGCTTTTTACAATGGATCTTCTTTGGATAAAGAGGTGATTAAGTACGTGGATTTTGTTAGACAAATAATCGCTTAATCATGGAAAATACTACTTACATCGATGCAAACCAATTTATTGAAATGCTCCAGGCAAAAGGTTTGGTGATTGTTTCTGCCTCTGAATTTCAGTTGAACAAACACATCATTCGTAAAAAAATGATGAAACGGGAATCGGTTACTTTAAAGGAAATCGTAGATAATAACCTTTTGCCTTTGACATCTAAAAAAGGGGTTTTGCACTGGATTGAAAGTGGTAAAATTCACGAAAAAGAAGTGATTCGTAATGTTGGTAATAACAATATGATTCGTGTTTTGACCAGTGCGATTAAAAGACTTGGCTATGCTGAATGATACTACGTGTGTTCCTGGAGCACTTTGTAATCCTGAACCTGAATTTGATACTGTAGAGCGTTGCAAAACCTGCGGTAAATTACTATAACAATTAAAATTAGATATTATGAAAGAAGCATTTTTTAACACATTGTACTGCTTAGGCTTGGCGCTTATTTTTGGACTTATTGTAATTGCGTTTTTATTTATTGTAAATCTGATTCGCAATTTTATGAAAAAGCTAGATGGAGAATCTTGTGGGCATCATTTTCGGCAAATGACCGATAAAGTGGGTAGTCCAATTAAATGTATGGACTGCGGTAAAATTATGAATTTATAAATTTTTAAATATGGAGGCAAGATTATTTGAGGGATTTTCCCTAAAAGAAAGGCAGGAGGTTCTGCACGCGAATGCTTCGGCAATCGAAAAGAAAACTTACAGTAGGCCTTTGGACCAAGCGGAAATTGCGAAAATGCAAACCGAATTTGCACAAAAAGCAATTGACTTGGATATTGCAGAAACAGCTTTGAAAGCGGAGCGTGAAAACTTCAAGCTTAAGGCTAAGCCGATTAAAAAAGAAATGGCTGTTCTTATGCAAGGTATCAGGTCGGGTAGTGAAGAAGTTACTGAGGAAGTGTATTTGATGGCAGATATGTCGGAAAAAATGATGGGGTACTACAACAAAGAAGGGGTTTTGATTTCGTCTCGTCCATTGATGCAAAATGAAATGCAGTATTCAATTAACGAAAGTTTAAAAAAGGTAAACTAAGATGGAAAAAGAAATTAAAATCACCGTAGAAAACGGTGTAAAAGAACTTACTATTTTACACGGAAATGCCGAACCTGTTTATCACGAAAAAGGCATTGAAGTATCTGGTGCTTCAATTGAAGCGGCAAGAACTTATCTTGAAAAGCCTGTTATTCCAGTTAGTGATATTTGGGGTTCTAAATTAGAATTTTCAATCGAGAAACAATTTATTCATCTGTTTTATTCTGTTCGTAGAAGAAATCCTGATGTGATAAAAGGATTTTTGAAGTTGCACCCGGATTTGTTGAAATTCAACATCAATACGGATAAAAAGTATAACACATTTGAGTTGAGTGACTTTTTTAAAATGAACCGCCACTTCTTTGAAAATCGTGAGTATGCAATGAAGTTGGTTAGTGAATTACAAAACTTTCAAGCCAAAGTCAATAAAGACATCGAATTGAAAGCGGATAACCGTGCGAATTCAAAAGTATTGATTCATCAGGTTGTAGAAAGTAATATTCCAGAATCTTTCTACTTGGAATTACCGGTTTTTGTTGGTCAAAAAAAGGTGCGATTGGAAATCGAAATCAATATCAATGCAGCATTTGAATGCTCATTGATTTCTCCTGACCTCAAGCAATTGATTGATGAAGAAAGTACCCGAATTATTACTGCTGAACTGGATGCAATTAAGGTTTTGCATCCTGATTTGAAAATCTTCGAATTGTAAGAGTTATGAAAACAGCCACTTTTGATGAAAATTTAGCAATTAAAGTTGAAGATGCCGTGTGTGCTGAGTTTGGATTTAATAAATGGGATGTAGTTGGGTTCCCAGATGCTTATCCTAAAAAAGTGGTTGTTTTTGTTTTGTTTCGATTTTTAGGTTTTGAAGATCGTAAAATCGGTAAGGCTTACCAAATGACCTATTTGTATGTGCCTACTGTGGTGGCTCACATCGGCAGTCAATATGAGTGTGATAGCGATTTTAGGTTTAAAATTTATTGTGTTTTAAAAAGTATAGGTTATGGGAAAATTATGGACGTTGGTTGAAAATGAACTTCTTAGGGAAGTTTATCCCGATAGCAGAACTGCTGATATTGTCCATTTGTTTCCCGGTAGATCGGTTCAATCCATTAATGGTCATGCGAATGACTTGGGAATTAAGAAAAGTGAAGCATTTTTTGCAAGTCCGTTATCTGGCCGAACTTCGAAGGAAAATGACATTGGAGTTAATACTCGTTTAAAAGCTGGAATGTATGGCTGGAATAAAGGTAAAAAGGTCACGGAATACATGTCTGCTGAAAGTTTGGAAAGAATGGCGACATCGTACTTTAAAAAGGGTAACGTGCCTCACAATTTGCAGTCATTGTGGTCGGAAAGATTGACAGTTGACGGTTATATTGAAATCAAGGTTAGGGACTTGAAAAGTGGCTTTTCTGGTGATAATTACGAGCTAAAACAAAGGTGGGTTTATGAGCAAAAGCACGGTCCAATTCCTGACAATATGAATGTGATTTTTAAAGATGGAAATAGGCAAAATTGTGAAATTGATAATTTAGAATTGATTTCTAAAAAGGAAAATTTGCTTCGAAATTTTAACCAGGATGCAGCGATAATTAAAAAGCATTTTGGGGTTAAAGATGAAAAAACAATCCAATTGATTGTTGAAAATGCGCCTGAAATGATTGAGGTGCAGAGAAAAATTAATAAAGTAAAAAAAGAAATACGATGTCGAACGTCCAAAAATTAACTGAGTTGCTTACAGGTAAGTTTTTTACCTACAAAGGAAAAGAACAAAGATTTGAAAGCTGTAGAGACATTTACGGTAAAATTCTAATACTTACTACCAGAGATACTATTCAAGTTATGGAAAGTGAGGTTGAAGTTTTTATTGAAGCGATAAAAGGTACTATTTCCAATAAGGCGAAAGCTAAGCGGCTTCCTGTTGCAAAGCCTGTTTCTGGAATTGTTGTTCCGGGAGGCACGACAATTTTTGAAACATTAAACGAAAAGTTCGATAATTTGCTTACGGAGTATGAAAATATTACATCTGAAAAGGATCTTGACCTTGTTTTAAATAAGTCGAAAATATTGACTAGTGTGGCGCAAAGTGCTGTAAATATGCAAAATAGCAATCTAAGAGCGTATGAATTGATTAACAGAAATTTGCGGTAATGGATTATTCATTTGACATCAAAATTGCTGAAAAGTATGGCGTGGATCGTGCAATTATGTTGCATAATCTGGTGTACTGGGTAAAGCACAATGCAGCCAATAAAAAGAACTTTTATGATGGTAAATTTTGGACTTACAATAGTGTAAAAGCCTTCGAAAAGATTTTTCCTTTTTGGAGTTATAAGACCATAAGAAGAATTATTGAAAGTTTGCTGAAAGATGGTCTGATAATAGTGGGTAATTTTAATGAAAGTACTTATGATAGAACGAGTTGGTACACGCTATCTGATGAAATAATTGAGGCTTATAAGTTGGTTGAATTTTTGGGCAAATGCATTTGCCCAAATGGGCAAATGGAAATGCCCAAACAGGCAGATGGAAATGCCCAAACGGGCGAATCATATATAGGAAACATTAATAAACACATTAGTAAACCAGATGGGGAAGGAATCGCTCTCTCTTTTTTGCAAAATAACTTTCCTATGAGATATGAAAACATCATGATGCAATATAAATCTCAAATTAATGATTACTTCAAATTCGCGCAACTTTTTGAAGCGACTGTTTTAAAAGAAAAATTGGAATTTGATGGTGATGTTTTGGAAGGAAGATTTCGGCAGTACGCGATCAATTTTATTTACAAGCAAGAAAAGTATGATAACCCTGGTGTGATTCCTTTGAATCCAAATCAAAAAAAAGAGAAAATAGGAGGTTTTTAATATGGAAAACACTATACAAAATACAAAAGTTCTTCCGCAGTCCATCGACATCGAAGCGGGTGTTATTGGTGGTATTCTGAGTAATTCAAGAGCTATCGAAGATGTGGCTTCTGTTTTCGTGAATCCTGATATTTTTTACAAGGACAATCATCGGGTAGTTTTTGAAGCTGCAATGAGTTTGTTTAACTCTGGATCTCCTGTTGACTTGCTTACTATTTCTTCTGAAATGAAACGTTTGGGAACTTTCGAACGTTCCGGTGGTGACTTTGCGTTGATGCAACTGATGCAAAAGGTGGCTTCATCGGCACATATTGAATACCATTCTAGGCTGATTTTGCAAAAGTATATGGCGCGTCAAGTAATATTGTTTTCTAGTAAAATAATTTCTTTGGCTTATGATGAAACTACTGATATTTTCGAATTGCTTTCTAAGTGGCAAACGGAATTTGATAACGTGATGGATTTTATTAATACTGGACGTGATACAATGTCTTTTCCTGTTGCTTTGCAAAATTTAAAAAAGGAAGTTGAATTACTTACTGCGAATAAAGAGGAAGTGAAATTGGTGGGTGTTCATACTGGATTTCGTAGGATAAATAAATATACCGGTGGTTATCGCAATCAGGATCTAGTAATTATTGCGGCACGTCCAGGGATGGGCAAAACCTCTTATGTTTTGAAGTGCGCAATTGAAAATTGTAAACTGAATGTTGGTGTAGGTTTTATATCGCTCGAAATGAGTATTGAACAACTTACAGCGCGTGCTGTGGCGATTGATACAAACTTTCATTTGAAACAATTGCTTAAGACTGGATTTGAAAAAGTAGAGTATTTCGGCACTTATGCGACGCATCAGGAGCGAATGAATAAATATCCTTTTTACGTGGATGATTCAGGCAAAACTGATATTGCTGACGTCGTCATCAAAGCTAAAATGTGGGTGCGGAAATATGATATAAAAGTTTTGATTATTGATTACATCCAGTTGATGACTGACCGAAGCGTGAAGGGAAATCGTGAGGGTGAAATATCTTCTATATCTCGCAGATTGAAACGATTGGGAAAAGAATTGAATATTCCTATCATTGCTTTGTCGCAATTGTCTAGGGCTGTGGAAACGCGTGGAAGTAGTAAACGGCCATTGCTTTCTGATTTAAGAGAATCGGGAGCGATTGAACAGGATGCCGACATCGTGCAGTTCCTTTATCGGCCTGATTATTACAAGATTGATATTTGCGTAGATGACTATGATAATGAAATGCATAGTTTAATAAATGCTGGTGCTGATAGTGAAGTGATATTTGCTAAATATCGTGGTGGTTCCACAAATACAACGATGTTGAAATGGATAGGAAATAAAACAAAGTACATCGATGTGGAATGTCCTGATGATATGGCTGAGGAATCGAATTTCTATGAATCTAAACCTTTGCCTGCTGTAAGTGCAGCGGATGCTTTTGCAATGCCTCAAGACAAATCTGATTTACCTTTTTAGACATGGCAAATAAACCTAAGAAAGTAAATCGCAGTTGGGTTCCAGAGCGTAAACCGTTCGAACGTGAACAGGATAACTCAGATTTTTATAACAGCCGAACGTGGCGTAAGCTTCGAAAGTTTGTGTTAGATAAAAATCCTTTGTGTGTTAACTGTGAACGAAATGGGATTATAAGTGTTGCTAAAGTTGGAGATCACATCGTTCCGATAAATAAAGGTGGTGAACGTCTAAAAGAAAGTAATATACAAGGCTTATGTAAAAAATGTCACGATAGTAAATCGGGTCGTGAATCTGGCAAGTAAAGGGGTATGGGGTAAAATCGCTAGAGATTTAATCGAGTGTACATCGCTGATTAGTTAAAATTTTACTCAGCAATATAATTTAGGTGGGGGGGTATGAACGCTTAATAATAAGGTTATTATGAAAAACGCAAATTTAAAAGTGATTAGAAATGATGGTGAAGTTGTAGAAGTTAATAAAAATCTTTATGAGATTTTGCAAAAGCTTCCATTGCCGTTGCCGAAAATGAATTTATCAAGTGATCAGAAATTTTGGTATAAGCATTTCGGCCAGATGCTTATTGATTCTAAAAAATTAACAAAACCAGATTTAATACACCTTCATTCCCTTGCTAAATCTGTTGATTATTATGTTCAGGCCGAAAATGAAATTTCAAAACGCGGCTACATTGGCGGATTGGTACAAAGCTTTGCTTCCGGCGCTTCAAACGTTTCGGGTCATGTCACGCTTCGTGAAAAAATGCTTAAGGAAATCGATAATGCTTCTAAGCATTTCGGGTTTTCATTCAAAGATAGAATGAAGTTGAATGAAAATTCAGAACCAACAGTACAGCTTTCGCTTTTTGAAAAGGAAATGTTGGCTAAAAACGGATAATTTAAAATTAATATTTATTTAAAAACAAAACAAAAATGAAAAAACTATTATTATTACTGCTAGTTGCAAGTGTAGCTACAGCACAATTTAACAACAAAATCAACTTTAATTTATTAGCTGATAAAACAGCTCATTTCGTTGCGGAAATGGAGGGAATTGAAGGTAAGATGTACTTCAAACAATCCCTTGAATTAGCGCCAAACATCGATGGAGGATATTTAGCAACAGGAACCGCTGTTGGATTCAGTACCGAATTAGGAATGTTTCAACAGTATAGAATTTATACAGCCCCAAAACTTCAATTCATTTTGAGAGGCGGAAATGTTTATCCTTCAGCTGGATTTGAATTAGGTATTGATAAGACTTTCAATTCCGGTTTTATTATTGGAATTAGAGGAAGTTATGATTATCGTTCTGATTTCAATTACTGGGATAGATATGCAGCCGAATGGCGACCAAGTGGATTTGTGAAAGTTGGCTGGAGGATTAGGTGACGTTACGTTATCAGGCTTGCAGAAGTGGCAAAAAAGCAAGCATTTATTTTCGATTTAGAAACCAAAAAAAAATACAAAACCAACATTGAAGTAAGCCTAAACCCGCTTTTTTCGCTAAACCAATGTTAGCAAATCGTTATTACTTATGAGTGAAATTATAACTTTTGAAAATCAAAAATTTATTGTTATTCCAGATGATGACAAAGATTATATTATTTATGTTTTAGAAGATTTTGACAGTGGTAAACAGAAAATGTTTGAAATTAATAATGATAAAGTTTATTATTTTTTACAAGTTTCTACAATTAAACTTCCAAATGGATTTTGGGGTTACGGCTATAAATCTAACTTTTTATATTTCGACAATAAACCAGTTTCAGGTTCTGGTATTAATTGCTTTATTTCAGAATTACACGCTTTACGTGGTTGTTTATCTTATGTAAGCAAAAGCGGAATGGCAAATGCTTTTTATGGTAAACAGATTTTAGAAAATTTTGAAAAATTCGTAAATCCGCAAACGTTATTCCATAATGTTTGCTAACGTTTGGTGCTTGTGTTCAGTAGCGGAAATTCAAGACTGAACATTGCAAGTACAAAACTAGATTGAGGTTGTCAGAGTTTTTTCCGAAGGAAAAAACAACCAAAGCTATTGACACAAACACTTGTTAATAGCTGGTTTTTTAAAATTTAAAACGTATGAAAAAAATAATTTTAGTAGGATGTGATACTGTGGCTTTAGGATTTGCAATGCACTCAATTAGTTCAGTTGTTAAGCAACAAATCGAAATTGCAATAATTGAAAACAAAAAGCAACTTGAAGAAATTAGAAATAGGGCATTTGAACCCGAACCAATAGTTTTAAATAATTCTCGTGAAGAATGGATTGAACCAAAAATTTACAATGATATTCCAAGAAATAAATTCTTTGATAAACCTAGAAACAATTTCAAGAAACGATAAACGTCTAGTTAGGTAAAATAGCTATTAACGTAAAAGCATATATTTCAGTAGCGTGCAAGAAAGCACAATTTTTAAATTAAACAATTAATAACCAAACACCCACTAACATTCCTAAAGCATATAGTAGCTATTGAATATATGCAGTGTTATGTGTTGTTATTTTAAAGATAAACAAATGAACTTACAACTTTCATTAAAAAAGAAATGGTTTGAAATGACTAAATTAGGAATTAAAACTGAAGATTACAGAGAAATAACTTCTTATTGGGTAAAGCGTTTATTTAAAAAAGAATTTTTAAATAAATTTTCTAATGAAAATGTTTTAATTGTAGATATTAGATACAATAGTTCTCGAAGTATTTATACAGATGGATTTAAAAATTTTACGCAAAACACAATGACTTTGGGTTATCCAAAATCAACTGACAAAGAACGTATTCTAAAACTTGAACATAAAGGAATTGAAATTAGAACTGGTAATCCTGAATGGGGTGCAGAACCAAATAAACTTTATTTTGTTATTAAACACGGAGTTGAGCTATAATAACACATAACGTTCCGCAACTACACGTCTGTTGCGTACAAACACAAAACAATCTTTCGGTTTAACACGGAATTGAAAGATACAAAACAAAGTTTAAATTAATCACAATCTAGCAATAGCGTGTAATTGCTGTTATAACTCGTTTTTTTTATGAGAACATACAATAAAGAATTAGAAATTATTGCTTCGGATATTTTAGAGCAAAACGCAGAAGCAACTGGTAATGAAAATAAACCTAACTATACAAATAGAGAGTTTATGAATTGCTTAATTATCTTTCAAACTGCTTTGATGGATAAAATGTACGATAACCAAGAATATGATAAAATGAGTATTGAAGATAGAATTAATATGGCTACTCAATGCGGATTAGATTTAAGAAAATTAATTCATACTTACACTGGATTAGATACTCATAATTTTGAGGAGTTTGTGTAAAATGAGTTATAACTCCTATATATAAAAAAAGCTCGCAACCACCAATAAAATAAATACCTTAACATATGGATATTCGAAAATGGCACTGACATTAATCTAATTCAAAAATTAGCCGGACATAATAATGTAAAAACAACCTTGATGTACACACATATTTCTGATTCTTTAA